CTACCAGAAGTACGCCAAAAAACATCATCCCGTTCATTCTCAGTGTACCAAAGCGAAAGAAGTTTAGAAAATTCTCTTTCAAATTGGCCTCCTTTTTTTGATTTCATTATTTCCTCTTTTTAAATTTTGGCCGAGGTCGTGGTTTATAGTCAACCCCAATAAGTTTTAAAACTTCTCCAAGCCCTAGTTTATTAATACAATAGTCGTATTGTTTAGGGTGTGTTCTTGACATTCTTTGGAATCTGTTTTCTCCTTTCTCAAGGTGAACTCCAAACATACAAAACATACAACCTGTTCTTTTTTCTCCCATATCATAAATTTTTGAATACGGTACATCATACTTTTTAATATAATCCCATACATCTTTTTCTAACCAGAAAGAAATAGGAAAACTTTTTGGTTTTTTCAAATTAAAAGCATTACACCCATTATTATAAAACTGCCTTTTCCGTGGGTGGCTTTCTTCTGCCATTATACCAATAAAAGGTTTTTTTGTTGTTTCTTTAGCAAATCTATCAAGTGGTTGTTTTTTCATATAGGTACAACATTGATCACTTATTTTAAATGGTGCATTTATTAAAAACTGCCATTTTTTTGAAATCATTCCTTTTTTACCATTAGGCCACCCATTTAAGCGCCTGTATTTTTGCACTGGGTCTTTTGTGTTTCTATATCTACTTATTGCAACTGATTGATCTTTACTTACAACAGGATACCCATATTTTTCAATCACAGCCTTAAAAGTCATTTTAGGCTTTAACCAAACAACATTATCAATAGTTTTTACAAATTCCCTTATTTCTGGATATTCAAGGCCGGTATCAACAAAAACAGCAGTTACTTTCGGATATAGTTTTCTGACTTGATGAAGTAAAACAGTTGAGTCTTTACCTCCTGAAAAAGATACGTATACGTCACTATTCCAATATTCATACCATGTACGTATTCTATTGGCAGTTAGCCCCTCTTTTATTTCAAGCGGTAGTCCCTGCCTTTGTTTTAATTGCCAACCGTTAGGCATTCCTTTCATTATTTCCTCTTTTTTAATTTGGTTTTGCTTTTTCTCAACTCAAGAAGTTCGAGAATCGTTTCAAGCGGGACTACACCAAGAGGTTTATGTATTCCGTCCCCAATTAACATTATCTCTTTTTCTTTTGCTTCTGCGAACAGAGACCGAAATCCCTTTTCTCTTAACAGGCATGAACAAACATTTCCTTCTAGGTTTAGTCCGCCGTAATTTGATTCTTGCTTTCCTGAAAAGGTAATTAATTCACAGGTCAGTCCTATTTTTTTTGCGGCAGACTTGATCGCCCTTCTCATCAGGTTAATTGGGCTCATTTGGTTGATACTCATCGGTTTCTCCTTTTACAAAAAAGTTTAACTATTTCATCAAGTTTTTTTTCTTTTAATAACGAAAATATTCCATAGTTTTCTAAAACTAATTTTATTCTGTTTGGGGTCACAAAGTCTTCTAGTATTTTTACGGGTGCCATTTTTTTATGAGGGAGGATAACTATTGGTTTATTTTTTTCGATTATCTCTTTAGATTCTTTAATTCTATTTACCATTTTTTCGCTTAATGTTTTGCGAAGATAAAAGACCGCTTTTTTCTCTCCAATGCCTTTCACCCCAGTAACTTTGTCAGACGTACACCCGGCTATGGCTTTTACTAAACCCCATTCGTCTGGGGTTGCGTTCCATTTTTTTAATAGCGTTTCTTTTGTAAAGAAGGTCGATTCTGCCGGGTTGTATATTTTACAGTTGTCTAAGAGTTGATAAAGATCGTGGTCGGACGTTACAACAACTAGTTCACTTCCGTTATTGTTTTTAGTTAGCCAAGCGATTATATCATCAGCTTCGAGTCCGGGTACCATTAGGTTATTTGCAAAACCCATTGTTGGAAGGGCTTCTGTTCTAAGAATTCTCATTTGCCTAAAGAGTTCTTCTTTTTCTAGTTTTTCTAATTCGGTTAGTGGTGGTTTTTTTTTGTATCCGGGGTATTCTTTTTTTCTATAACTTTTTTTACTGTCCCATGTAAAAATGATACTATCAACTGATCCGATAGCACCGATTATTTCTATCATCGACTTTAAGAACCCATAAATAATAGATGTGTTTTGTCCTGCAAAAGAAAGACTGGTTTTTAAACCAAAGCTTGTCCGGTAACATAAATAATTACTATCTACTATTACTTTTTTCAATTTTTATATCCTTTAATAAAGAAAGTTCATATTCTAACAACCAAAGAGGAATTAATTCATATTCCCATCTTTGTTTATGTGCTCTCCAATATTTATATGCAATTAAAGTTAGACTTCCGTCCTGCACCTCAGACAAAAAATGGCACTTATGTCCTATAACATTGTGCCATTTTTTTAATACCTTTCCGTTTTTTTTAAGAGGCATGAACTTTTGGTTTCCTTTTCATTGTTAGTTTGTCTTCTGCTTCGTTCCAGATTTTAATGGTTCTTTTTCTTAACCAATCTTCGTTGTTAGCTTTTTCAATTTTAATAATAGCCTTTTCTAAAGACCCGGCTTTTAACTTTTCGCCACAAACGTAATTCCCTTCACCCATCATGGTTTTATTATATGTTAAATTAGACCGGATGTCGTCAAGACCATAACCAAATATTAAATAAAGATAACATTGTCTAAACGGATCATCAACACTACTTTTTTTAATATAAGCATCTGAGCAAATTCCAATTGTTTTCTTTATTTCTTTATCCTTACTTCCGATTTTGGCAGTTCTGGTTATTTTACTTCCCTGTGCAGGCTTTCCAATTCGGATACGGACGGAAGCATAGAACTCGGTAGCCCTCCCACAAGACGTTGTTTCTTTGTCTCCCATCATCGCATTCATTTTTTCTCTTACTTGACTCGTAAATATTAAAAGTCTGTTTTTGCCGGAAATAATTCTTCCACTTTTCCTACAGCCTTCACTAAAGTCTTTCGCTCTTTTCCCTCCGTATTTATCATTTCCTTCCATTTCCATATCTGTAGTAAGAGCAGAAACACCATCGCAAATGATTGCAGTAAAAGATTCCTCTCCTGCCCATTTGTCCCATTTCATTATGTGTTCGTTAAACATTTCCGCAACGGTGTTGGGCATTACATAGTTTCCTTTATCTTCAGAAAGCAAAAGACCATAGGCTTTTGCGTATTGTTGGTCAAGGCGGCCTTCTGGGTCTATATATTTAACCTTACCGCCCATCCTTGAAACGGCGGAACCTATTGCACAAGCAAGTGCTGTTTTTCCTAAACTGGAAGGCCCGTATATTTCAAGAAAGGCTCCTCCCGGAAGACCGCCAGTTTTAGACCGTCCACCACTTATATTTAAGTTGAGAAGAGTAGACCCGGTATCAATCATGAAATCCCAGTTGTGTTCAGTTAGGTCTCTGTTGGATTCTGTTTCTTTTGTTACTTTTGAAATGGCTTTGGATTTAGTAATTCTTTTTTTGAATTTTTTAGGCGGCATAAGTTTTTCCTTTTAAATGTATGGGGGTGCGGGACTCAAACCCACAAACTTTATTAAAATCCGAGTTCTAATAAAGTTACTGAGGAATGACCTCATCCATATCTCTTTCTGGCAACCCCCAAATATTTTTTACTTGTTAAACTTTTTCTTTGCGTCTGGGGTAGGGGCTGATGAGTCGTCCTGATTGTCAATGTAGTCTGCTTCAAGAGAGCAGTCGTCCCAATTGTCACAATCGTCACAGTTAGCAAGCTGTCCGTTATCAAATCCAAACTCTCCGCCATGAGGACATGTTTTTTCAGGGTCTGTCTTTTTACTCATAGAAACCGGGGCGCATGCCCTTCCGCCTTCAGGATATGGTCTGGTATTTTCTCCGGGGTTCATTGGGATGTCGGCTTCGTCGCTTTGCGGTTGAGCCTCATCGCCCATGTCGTCCATCGCATTAACGGCTTCAAGCATTTCTTCAAAGGTTGGAATTTTAATCAGTTCATCAAGACAGGGAGCTTCCTGAACAATATTATCTCCGAGGGTATAATTTCTGTCGAGAAGTCTATGCCCGGAATAATTTGTGTTTGTTTGGCCCATCCCGGTTCTTACAAAACAAACCTGTTTCCCGTTAACCGGGTCTGAAAAAATAATCTGGCCTTCGCCTCTTGGATCACAACTAATAACAGCAAGATGTCTTTCCAAGTTCCAGTGAGCCATGTCAAGAATTTTAAATTCGGAAGGGTTGTTATTATTGTCGTACTCGATAACATTATAAAAAGTTCTTCTTTTAGCGTCGAGAACTTTAATCTCTTTATCGGTAAAAGTGTCTTCTCTTTTCATTGCCTGTTGTTTTTCACAAATTGGGCAACGTTGGTTGTCTCCAAAAGTTCTGGCTAAACATATAAATGCGGCTCCGGTGGGGCCAACGTCATAGTGAACATAAATATCCAAAACATAATCCGGGTTCCCTGCCTGAGTGTATGGATTGTTATCTCCGCAAATATATGGGACGAGATCGACAACGTGTGAACCTTCTGAGATTTTCATTGCCTTTGTGCTGTCGTCTTTCCAGATAGTTTTAAACTTACTGGCTAAACCTTTGTTTTTAAAAGCCGTTTTGTGTCTAGCCCCAAGACTGTCTCCGTATTTTGAACCTGATTGGGTCCCAGAGCCCTGTCCTCTTGAATTATTTCTGTTTAATGGCATTTCTTGTTCTCCTTTTTATTATTAATCTTTATAAGATATGTTTTTTTTGGTTCTCAAGGTCTCTTTCAACCGCAAGAACTTCGTGTAATTTTGCCATGCTCTCTGTTCCTTTCTTTAAGAATTAATAAAAATATTAGTTACGCCCTCTTGTTTAATTTCTTTTTTAATGCTGTCCTTTGTCTTCCACCACTTGCATCAACCGACTTTTTTGTCATACTTGCATCTTTCGGTTGTGCAAAATAACTTTGGCCATGTAACCGAACAATATTTTCCAGTGCATTATTTTTTTGTAGCATTGTTTCCTTTGATACTTTAAATATTTTTACTTCATTTGTTAAATCAAGAATTTCAGTCCTCGCTTTTTTGACTTTTTCTTCTTGGTCGAGAATACTTCTGATCTTTCCTTCGGTTAATTTTTTATCATTTATCAGTCGGGTTCTTATCTCCGTTTCGACTTCGGCGCATAACAGAAGGGTTCTTGCTTTTGCTCTATCGAGATTGTCTTCGGCTCCGACAAGGAGTCTCGCATACTTATTAAACAGAACAGGCTGATTCAACCATTCTTGGTCAAGGTCGGCCATGTCGATAGTGATATCTTTCCTGTACTCTTCTTCAAATTTATTATCCATGAACGCTATCCTTCCTTTTTTAGAATTAAATGTCAACTTTTATTTTGATAAAAAATGCTTAAAATAAAAACTTAAGAAAATTTCGTACCTTAGCCCTCCTTCTATTTCTGTTTTTTAGTATATTATGGTTTAAATTCATTGTTCAAATCCTCCTAATTTGATTATTCGGTTTAAGAAATTACTGACTGAATATTCGATTTGCATTTTCTTTGAGTCTTCAAAGAAAGCAGAAGCCGGGTGAATGCAATAACATACCCAACAACTAAACTCATTACTCCATTCTATTTTGCCACTCATTGACATTATTCCTTTTTCTTCACCCTTGAAAAATCTCATCGCTGTATTCCCAGATGCAAAGATAATGAATGGCTTTATATTTTTTATTTCTTCTTTTAATATTTTAAAACAGTGTTCAGAAACTTCCGGGGTCTCTCTTAAAATCGATGGTTGTCCGGGAAAACATTTAACAATATTGGAAACGAAAAAATGCTTTCGATTAAGCCCGACTGAAGAAAGAGTTCTCCAAAGGATTTCATTTGTTCCCCCCGATACAGGTTTCCCTGTTTGCATATCATCTTTATTCGGGGCTTCGCCTAAGATTAACAT